TGCTCTCGGTTACTTCGATGAATTCGAAACTGAAGCAAAGGCACTTTACTCTCAGGCAATTACCGATGCTGAATTTTCTAAGTTGATTCAGACAATCTATCCTAAGCCAGAAAAAGATGCTAAGGGTGCAATCAAAAAGTGGGAGAACAAAGTTGTTCTGCTTGATGACCTTTATCATAACTCACCTACTAACGCTACAATCAAGGGAACAAAGTGGGGTGCGTTTAATGCACTTACTGAGCGCCTTGATTACTATCGTTCAGGTCGTGGCAATGGCGAAACACTTATGGCGGGTGCATCAGGGTTTGACCCAGTTCTAACCGCAGAAAAAAATAAGTTGTATCGCATGGTTGCAACTTTCTAAAAAAAATAAATAAAAATCCTGAGCAAGATTTAAAACTGCTCAATATTTTTTTTGATCTCATAGCTCAATTGGTTAGAGCGCTACCCTGTCACGGTAGAGGTTGCGAGTTCAAGTCTCGTTGGGATCGCAAAGAATAAATATGCATTGCATTGTATATTTATGCAGGCCCCCATATGTGAGGGTGTGATTTTTATCATACGAGGGAGATAAAAAATCCCTGGAATTATCTTGTGCATGTCAGTGGGGTAGTGTACAATACTCCATATACAACAACGAAAGGTATAACATGAGAGATAGAACTAAAGGATATGTTGGCAATGTGCTCGACGGGAAAAAGCTTGCCATCATTGCAACTGAAATTGTAAAAGCACAATACAATAACCCAAGCGAACTAACAATAGATAATTTATTGTTAATTGAACTAGAAGAGAAGAATGTATTTGGGGACCCCAAGTATGCAGTTGTATGCTCAGAGGGCGTCGGCTGGGAACAAGATGAATACGGTTGCCTAGAGATACCTACAAACATTGGTGCCATGGGCCTATACAATGGCCGTGTCTTTATTTCAATAGACAAGGTTAAGTCTTGTCAGACTCTATTCAAGGAAGATATATCAGATTACATTAGAACTTTTGGGGACCGCCTTGATCGTAATTGCTCTTTGTGGCAATCCAAAATGTCAGTGGAACCTGCTACAATACTCGGATGACCAACGAACTAGTATCAAGTAAATATACATTTGTCTGCGACCCAGATGAATGTGATTCTTTAATTGAATTAACATCATCAGACGGATTTGGATTCCCGTCAGGTGTGACAGAACTCACATGTCCGTGTGGCCGTAAGACAACCTTATTGTCAGTGGAGCATGCTACAATTCCACCTATAACAACAACGAAAGAGGAAAAAATGGAAACAACAACACCTGCAGTAATAGTTCCTGATACATACAACGCTAACCTTTTGGTTACATACAAAGTAATCAAGGGCTACTCAGACCCTGAGTATGCAACAGATAAGGTTGCATCTATTGAATGGGACTTGCACAATGCTCGTCAGACACAGAAGCGCAATGCGGTTCTTCAAGACAAGATTGATGCAGTTAAAGATATTATCACTGAAGCATATGGCGATTCAGATGACCAAGAAACACTTCGTTCAATTGCTGAAGCGCTTGATATTGCATTGACTCGAACAATCGAGTGGTCTGCAACAATCGAAGTTAGCGGAACAATGGAATTAGATTTACTTGAAGACTCTGATACAGATGTCGAACAAGAAATCTACGACAACCTAAGCGTTGATACAAATCACGGCAACATTGAAGTTATTGACCAAGAAGTAACGAATGTGCGTGAGAACTAATGTATTTTGAACTCACCGCTCCATCTCAGGTAGCCTTTGCGAGGGCTATCTGGGATGCTGAGTTAATTGGATTAGACCCACAAACAATTGCACCGTTGACATTCAACATTGGAACTGGTAGCATTGAGAAAGTAAGTAAGATTCGTGATAAGTATAATCTAAAAGAGACTTATACATCAGACTATGAACCAACAGGATACACAGGGAGATAAAATGTCAGACTATAAAGATGGATTTGATGACGGGTATAAGTTTGCTCGTGAAGAGATTATGGAGAAGTTAGCAGAGATTGACATTGCTGACATCGACTCTTGGATTCTTGACCGTCTTTCTGAGATGATCGAAGGTGGCAACCTGTGATGGCTGAATGGCTTAAGTGTGACCAATGTGCGGCCCAAGCTATGTGGGAAGCAAAGAAAGACGATATGTCTCTCTATTTTTGTGGACATCACAAAAATAAACAGGGCGAGACCCTTGTGGACTGGGCCCAAGAAATGATACAATTACTCAACTACGAAAAAGAAATGGCGGAATAAAAATGGGAGATAGAGCAAACTTTGGTTTTAAGGACCGTAAGGGCGATACAGTGTTTCTGTATGGACATTGGGCGGGGCACCGCATGCTTGAAAATTTAGCAAATGCAGTGGAAGCAGCACGTCCACGCTGGACAGATGAATCATATGCAACACGTATTGCTATCAGCCATTTAATTAATGATGAGTGGAAAAGCGAAACAGGCTGGGGCATTTCTGTAAATGCATTAACAGATAACGAGCACAAGGTCCCTGTAATTGATTGGGCCAATGCAACGTTTACACTCATGGAAGAAGACCTAACCACGGAAGTATTTAGTTCTAGTTTGGATGTATTTGTAAATAAATACAGTCAACTGGAAGAGCCTGCTATGGTATAATTAATCTAGGACTTAGGTCCTGGTTTTAATAAAGAATATGATATGGTGCGGCTAGTTAAGCGTGTCCCGCAAGTCGCTAAGTAAAGCGGATCTATTCCTTTCGATGGAGATCCAGGCAGCCTTATCATTACCCCCTAGTCAGCTTCAACTCTGATACTAGGGGGATTTTTTTGGCCCGCAAAAGACTGAGGGTAACATAATTTGTTTACGAGGTCAATTCAAAAGCCCTGAAAATTCTGTGATCTTGACCACATGCATACAAAATGTGGTGTGACTCACACCTAAATTGTATTCCATATGTCAGTGGTCTCATGTATAATAATCACATATCAACGAAAGGATATAAAATGCCAAATTGGGTATATAACGGTTTAACTATTGAGGGTAATCCTGACCAAGTTAAATCTTTAATTAAACAGATGAATAAGCCATTTGTTCAATATATTGAGCCACTGGGTGATTTATCATTTGGGATTAAGCAACGTAAGTATGTTAATCCTATCTTTGCTTTTCATAATATCTATTCATATGTAGACCATGGTGTATCTAATGAGACCTATTGGGGACAACCGCCTCGTAAAGAAGACTCTTCATTTGCCGACTGGATGAAGTTTGAGACCAATGACTGGTATAACTTTAATAATCGTGAATGGGGAACTAAATGGGATGTGGCTGTAGCCGAGGATGATAAGTATCCTGAAACTACTATTGAGGAAGCAGAGAATGGTGAGAACTATGTAGTTCATTATAACTTTAATACTGCTTGGTCTCGTCCGCTTCCTGCTCTTGAAAAACTATCTGCACAATACCCAACATTACTCTTTACTTTATCATATGAGGAAGAGACTGGCTGGGGTGGAGAAATGGAATTCCTTCGTGGGGAAATCATTAGTCAATCTGAATATGAAAATATGTGCCGTGACTGTGATGCAATAGACCAAATGGAATACTGTGAGGAATGCGAAGAGCAACTTTGTGGCAATTGCAACTGGCTTGGCGAGGCAGACCTAGAGGCTGTGGCTAAATGTCAGACCCATGCTATATACTTAGAAACCAAAGTTCCCGAATATCGAAAGGCGGAAGTAAAATGAGCGAACAGTTCATAGACACAATAGCAGAACACATTACTGGAGCAATTCAGCAGGAAATAGCAGAACATTTATTTGACCAATGGTCATATAACAATTTAGAATCAGGTTCAGATTATGCTGAATGGCAATTTATGTCATTTGCTTCAGATGAACTAAAGCAACAATACAATGAGTATTATGGATATATTGAGGGAGATGAGTTCTTACTATGAAACACGAACACAATTGGGAATGGACTCCATTTTGGCATAGATATACCTGCAAATGTGGAGCAGCACAAGAAATGTCCAAAGAACCACAAACTAGTAAATCGGGGGTAGTAATATTTTAGGTTATACGGAATCCGATCTAAATAGAATGATTAATGCTGTTCATGACGCTAAGTTATTCTATCTTAGAACCCCGTCCGATTTAATGGATAAGACAGAACTTAGAAAAGACCTGGAGGATGCGGTTAGCTTTTTACAGGGTCTATGGGCGGAGGGATACTTTGACTAGGTCATCAAGTTTTATGGAGTATCTAAAGATACATGAGATTAGTTTAATGCAGGACCTAGAAGAAATTGATTATGTAAATGAACATCATTTCTACAGATGTAAGGAAGCAGAGATTTTAAATACAAGGCATATATTGTCAGTGGCAACTGATATAATGAACAACTCAAACGAAAGGGAATATGAATGAAACTATCTAAAAGGATAATGGAAGACCTTGAAGACCAAGCAAGTCAAATTCTATATTTTGAATCCGCTATGTCTGATGAAGATGAAGCATTTAAATCAATTGTAGAACGTCTTGTTCATATCTATAAGGCTGGAGTTAATAATGAATAGAGAAGATATTGGGCTCCCGCCACACCTTCAACGCATGGTCAACCTTGACATGGACGGTGCAGACATTCTGCACGGCGAACTAAAGGTGCTCATGGTTGAAGCAGAAAAGCAATTGGAATATGCAACGGAAGCCGAAGAAGAATCAGGCGAAGCCATGGATTCTATGGAACGCAAATATTGGGAAGGCGTCCTTGAAACATATGGAGAACTATATGGTCTTACATATGACATAGCATTTGCTAAGAACGATAAACTAATTAGAGATATGAAGGAGCACGTAAATGGCTGACATGGACCTACAGGAAAAAACTCGCATGCTTGATACTTACAATGAGATTGAAGATATCATTGCCAAGATAACTAAACTTCCCGTTGGCCTGCCCCTTGTTTGGGTGTATGCATGGGATGTTGCACGAGACCTCTACACAAGCATTCAAGAGGGTGCTGAAGAGGAATACTGTGTAACTGAAGACATCGAGGACGTGTGGCAGATGTTTTGGGAAGACGCAGACAAGAATGGCTGGTCCCTAGAGTATGGCGCAGAAGACCTACACGAGGGCATACGGGACTGGATGATAGACCGACAGATAATCGATGAGGTGCCCGAAGATGATGAGGAGGAAGAAGATGAAAATGAGTGACGTATACATCAATGATCAATTAAACAAAGCGCAGCAATTGTTATGGGGTGGGTCCGAAACTGAAAATATTGAGGCCCATAACATCATTGCTAAATTAATTAAAGATCGTATTGAACAAACAGATCTTACGTGAGGGCCAAATTTTTTCCTTACGGTTGCAAAAGAAAATAGCCTGAAACCTATTTACAATATCGTGAATAGTTGATATAATAAATAAAACATCTCTTGAAAGGGGATAATCAAATGGCAACAAAGCGTGAATATCTAAAGCAGCAAGGCATTACAGTAGGCGTCCGTGGACGTTTCTCAGGAGCAGCTAAGGTAGCTCTTGCGGAGGCGGAAGCCAAGGGCATTAAGTTTACTGCAGAAGTTCCAGCAGGCAAGGCTAAGTAAACCAGGGACGGGGTCAGGGCTTCGTTGGTCCTTGACCCCCTCTCTTATTTTTGGTATAATCGACAGTTAGGCGGAAGGCGGAAAATATGGGTAAGACACCTGAAATCAAAGTAGCACAAGCAATAGTTAATCTAACAGAAGACCATTGGTTTAATCCAGCAATCTTCGGGAGATATCTAGCAGAACAGCCTATGTATACCATTGACCGAATTATGGAAATGGTTGCCTCAATCATATCCGAACAATCTAAGATACATGGAGTTCATGGCTTCACATCAGAAGGTCTGATGTTAGCAGTTGAATTAAATGAATGTATCAAGGCTTACCAAGAAGTAACACAATTAAATAATCTAAAACTTCCTGCCCGTTATTTTACAATTAAAAAGCGGGAGGAACCAATAGTAAGACAAGGGTTTGGATGGAGAGAAGAAGAAGATCCATTCAGTAACTAATAGACATATATGAGAAGATGAATGTCTGGTTAGATAGATAAACATATCTAGCCCAAATTATCCACAGGGTTATCCACATCCTGTGGATTTTTTGTATGTGTGGGCATGAGGGCCAAATTTTCCATTTACGACAAGCTGATCTAAACGCCTGAAATTTCTAGGAAGTGGGCCAAATTTTACATTTACGAAGGCTTGACAGAATCCCTGAAATTTGCTACAGAATATGTCTGAATAGATAATTATACATTATGAATGTCGACAAATCTGTAGAGAATATGGCAAAATAGATCAAAATTCCTCATAAAATCTATTGACAAATATGGATCAATATGCTGCCAATATTGCCTATTGACATTACGTTAAGGATATGGGATGCTCAATTACATATGTATCTCTATCTATATATAACTATAGTATATAGGATCTAATCTAGAGTATAAATTCTCCACAATGCTCCACTTTACTCCACTATATAAGCCTTAGAAAGGCTATTAGAGAGGAGATAATTGGGAGGGGGATATAGGAGTTAGGACCATATCTGCTGTAATTTCTACAGCTCTTTGGTCATAGATGAATACTATTTACTGGCTCTTTGGACCAATGTATGTAGGATCTAATATAGACTACACCATAGGCTATTGCTGCAAATATGAATCCGTATTGTTTAGTAGTAATAGCGTATATGATCCATAGGAACTCATTGAATAGTAATAGTAGCCAAGCCCATACTGTCTTCCGCCCCACAAAATATATGCCTGTGACACCAATTGCTGCTAATAGATATGACCAATACACTACATCCACCTTTGTCTATAAACCCTAGTATCTGCTACTATGTCTTTAATTATTTCATTTTGATCTGTTGATACAGGAATGACAGATGCTGTATTTGCCAAAGCCCCAGTCTTTCTAGCTTTTATCCTAGGTTTAGCCACATTATATACAGGTATCTTTTCAGGCCATAGGCCTGCCGCCTTCATTTCTCTTTCCCATTTTGCCAACTCTTGGTTGGTTGGGAACTCATTCTTCTTCTTCATATAGTTATTATACTATATTGATATAATTCTAGTCAACTACTTTAGCAACTATGTGTTAATCCACATACAGTGCATTTACTGTCTACGACAACGCAATCATCACACCAATCTGTGATCGCTTTATCTTCTAGCTCTATATATGCTTCAAGGTTATCTAGTATGCCCATTATCGTCTCTTTCTTGATCTATGATGCTGTATGTTTATATAAGCATTGACCCATACGCCAATAAGGATAAGTAGGTCTATTAGTGTATGTAGCAATTAGTCTACCTTTGGTTTAAATACACCATTCCAGGAAGTTTCTGGTTCTTCTGGTAGTCCCGTCGCTTTATTAATTGGGACACAATTAGGGACTCTCTTTCCACCCTTGTCCTTCATACCAACCTGCTTATATCCTGCCCAGCAAGCCTTCTCAAGGTTATTCCATTTGTCTACATGCTCATCATCTGAGATGTAAGCCTTTGATATCTCTTCATCTAAAGGTAAATCAGTCATTTCTTTTCTCCATCTTCTTGCCAATCAATTCGGCTTTCTTCCTTACCTTCTCGGCTGATGCTATAGTGTGCTCTATAGAAGCTTGAAAGGATTTGCACATCTTGCATAGATCAAGCATATCAGGGTATTTAGCCCACTCTGCTCTATTTGTCTCTATTGAACATGTCTTGCACATTGGAGTTGACATTGTATTGCTCTCTACTAATAGGGATTATACCCTTATAGTACTATTATACACCTATTGCTTTACATCAAAGAAAAGGATGATATTTGCTCTCTCCCCGCCCAAAACCTTATTGACTGAATGGGGATAGTTCTCATCACCCTTAAAATAAACTAATGTGCCCTCATCAGGCTTGTATGCAGTTGGAGTGTTTTCATCATAGAAGCAGATTTCTCCACCATCGTAATCATCAGTTAGATAAAGTAAAGCTGAGTATCCTATGACTCCATATCCATCTACACCGCCATATGCATCAGTATGGTAGCCAAGCTCTTCACCTTCACGCAATACCTGATATAGGACTCTGTTGATTGAGATTTGATCCTCTGGGAAGCCAAACTCTCTCTGAATTGCCTCTACGATTAATTTAACATCAAAATAGAATGTTGCATCAGGATCATTAATGAATTGCTCAAAAGGATATAATTGCTTACTAAGTAGACCCATAGGGTTAACCTGTACCTTTGATCTTAAAAAGGCATGAAGGTCTTTGGCTGATTGTTTTGAAATAAAGTTATCTACTACTGTAGGTTGCATTTACTTTCCTATTCATATAAGGTCAACGTAGTTGACTAATTGTGCTCTACCGCCGCCGATTTCACTAATTGCGATCTAATTCTTGTAATGTTTAGCATTAGCTTTAAGCATTGCAGTATAAGCTCTCTTGAACTTAAAATACTTGATTGGGTGTTTCCATTTATTAATCACTTCTCTATTATACATTAGATTCCTTTGCTTCACGAGCCCATTGATCTTCCCATAGGCCCATAAGCGATTCGTTGCCGATATCGTCAAAGTAGTATCTCTTGTTTATTGGATTAAAGGTCCATCCGTACCATTTATCGCCTTCCGACCAGGTTAGGTTGGTTGGGCTTTCATGTTCCATCCGCCACATTGTCTTATCTAAAGACTGATATAGCCTAACCTCATCAAAGATTGCATGCCTTAATGAATCCCATCTGAAAATACGATTTACTAACCAATTAATCATTATCTGGTTCCTTTTCCCATGTAAGCTTTCCATCTTTATATACTGGCCAATAACCTAATGACCGCCAGTCCATCTTCATAATCTTAGGCTCTCTCATATAAATAGTATACTATATAAGTCAGGTACTGACAATACCCTCTCTACCGCCGCACTTTTCGCACTTTTGATCATTTTGTTCGTGATACTGTATATGATAATCTCTTAATTGATAGGTTACTGCACAATAGCATATAGGACAATTTGTGATCCATTCAGACTTATCTGACCACTCTCTAGCCATTATCGTCCAAAGACTCTATCTGTGCAACAGCCCAGTCTTCAAACATCTTTACTAAGTTTACGTTATATTCTTTTATCTCATCTGCTACCGCCATACATTCATTACATAATATAAATAGATCATTATATTTGTTTATATAAGGATACATTTCGCCTCTGTAATGGCATATATAGCACATGTTTAGCTTACATAATAATTGCCCATATGCTTTTTACATACAGTTATTATTGTTGCTCCTACTTGGTCCCAGTATAATCCTACTTCATTGCAGTAGTGACATTTGTCACTGTCTGGCTTATTAACGTCAATTATCATATCTATCTTTTATCCTTCGCCATCTTCCCCATTGTGTTGGTACATCAAGTCCAATATACTCCTGACCTGTCTCTAAGTCAACGAGCAACCATTTCCCTGGAGCTTTTGTATGTATAGTTAGGTTAACAGCTTCTTCAAATTCATGAACTTCTGCCCCTTGATACAGTTTAGGTAAGAAGGGGTATACGTTGTTCAATAGCTTTCTCATATAATACTATTATATCTTATTTAAAATGCTAAATCTCTTGGGATCATTATTTCACAATTATCACAATAATCATAGGTTGATCCAGTGTAGGGGCATTGTCCTGCTTCAATTAAATTGTGTCCCTTAAAATAACATTTTATTCTATTTAAATAATGCTTCATGGAACAATCCTTTTAATTTCATAAAAACACTCAGGGCATTCGCCTATGTGTAACCATTTACCTGATTCTTGCACTACTAATTCTTTTAAACTACCCTTGACATTCTTTTTGCATATAACACAATATGCTTCAAGATGTATTGTCATCTCTTCCAGGAGCCGCTCTCGCTTGGGTCTGGGTCGGATGGGTGTTCTGATATAGGTTCGTCTGGTGGCCTGCCGTGTGAACCGTCACAGACGGGATAAGAGGCAGATCTACCGCACTGACATATTACGACAGCGCCATATTCTGTAGGCATTATGCTGAAAGTATCTTTGATAAAGCATTAATTGTTGCAGAAATTCTGCCAATATCTCTTAGCTGCTCTACTGTATATCCTTCTTCTTTAAGAGTTTCATAATGTGCTTTAACGCAGAAGTGGCATTTACCAATAATAGATGATGCTAATGAGTATGCTTCAAATTTAGCTTTAGTTGTTCCGCCATGAGCTGAAATTGCATTCATTCTTAATTGTGCTGGCAAACCTTTTAGATTAGGGTCATCAGCCATTTCAATAAATGGATACCATACATTGTTTTGTGCCATGATAGAACCAGCTGTAAGGGCCGCATTCTTTTCAACCTCATCGGTTGCGCTTGCAACTATAAAAGTAAGAAGCTTAGCATTTCCTG